TACGTGGGAAAAGGACCTTACCCAAGCAGGACAGAAAGCAGTTGACGTAGAAGATAAGATGAGAAAGAAGGCCGAGGTATGGGTTAATCTTATAGGAACTAAGAAGATAGGGTACTTTGCCCTACTTCGCAACCTTAGGAACATCCTTGAACAAGCTCCTATGATGGTAGACAAGGCAATAGAGATACTACTCGATGAGAAGCTAATCAAGAACTCTTTGGTACTTCCTTTCAGATTCTCTACGGCTTACAAAGAGATACAGCAAGTTAATTTTGAAGGGTCGGCCAAAGTCCTCAAAGCAATAAGCAGGGCAGCCGATATAGCATTAAAGAACGTTCCTACCTTTGATGGTAAGACCCTTATAGTATTAGATGGGTCTGGGTCTATGGATGGTAAGCCGAGAGATATCGGATCCCTGTTCTCTGCTGTCCTATTGAAGTCAAATCAAAACGCAGACTTTATGGCTTTTGCTGATTCAGCTCAATACATAACTCTGAATAGTGACGACAGCGTGTTGTCGTTATCCGAAAAAGTATCTGAGAAGTCCTATGATTGTGGTGGTGGAACTAACTTCCATTCAATCTTCCAAGCAATAAACAAGAAATATGATAGGATAATCATACTTTCTGATATGCAGGGATGGATGGAGGATAGTTGGAATATGAACCCCGGAGCTCCTACCAAGTCCTTTAATGCCTATAAAACAAAATATCAGGCAAATCCATATGTTTATTCTTTTAACTTGAATGACTCTGGAACTATTATGTTCCCAGAAAAGAACGTGTTCTGTATGGCCGGGTGGTCAGAGAAAGTGTTTGACGTTATGAAGATACTGGAAACAGATAAGAACGCACTCGTTAATGAAATAGAAAAGATACAGATTTAATGGAGGTTCGTGATATGACTATCTCTGGCAAGGCCAAGTTGGTGATGGCAGAAAAATGCGAATATATATTGACGCACGATAAAGCAGCCTCCGCCCTCTATGAAAAAGCTTAAAAGTTTAGACAAAGACGTTGACCTTGTAGGACTTAAGATAAAGGTCCCTAAGAAACTTCAATTAGAACACAACCTACCAAAACAAGAGATGATTATATATTCAGGATGGAATAAAGGTCTTTGGTTAAAAACTAAAATGGAAGATGGTAGAATTTACCCACTTACATTTAAAACATTCAAGGACATAGGAGAATTTGAAGTATGCTCACAATCGAAGCTGTTGCGAACGGTTACATAATTACAGGATCAGATAAGATAGAAGGTGGCGAGGGAGCTGAAAAGACCGTCGTTGAAATAGACGAAGATATAATGGATGAACACGAGTCCGAAACAAAGGCAACCCAAAAGCTATTATATGTTATTATGGAATACTTTGGACTTTGTGGCAGTAAGCACGATTCACACAGAGTAAGAGTAGAAATAGAGAAGAAAGAAGTTGACAGTTGAAATGGATAGGACTATACTATTTAAAGTTAACTCCGAAACAAGCGTTAAAGACCTTGTAGAACTCAACAATACAGTAGTTAAACGGATAAGAGCATTAGAAGCCCACAGAATACTACCGAAAGCGGAGGTTATAGATGGACGAACTTCAGAAGAAGGAGTTAGCAATACGACTGAATCTGCTAGTAACGAGTGCTTGGGCGTATCAGCAGAAACTGATATCGGCAACGGAGCTGGACAAAGCTAAAGAAGAAGTAGAAGAATTTGTAGAAGTTTTATTGGTTTAAGCCCAGGGTAATGCGACTACCTCTGCCGGGCATAAAAAGGCCCTAACCTTAACTGGTTAGGGCCTTTCCCTTTATTTATATTATAGTTTCTGTTTCAAGACTTGCGCCTTGAGGCATAATCACGAACTCAATTACTATGAATTCAGCAGCCTTTGTAGGTCTAACAAGTATCCTAACCCACAGCTCGTTCCTATCAACCCTAGCCGGTGTGTTAATCGTCTCATCGCATATTACACGATAATCCGTTATACCACGTCTAGACTGAACGTCTGATAGCAAGGTGTTAAACGTAAACCTAACCCTTCTCCACGTTGCCGGATCGTTCGGCTCAAACACGAAGTATCTAGAGAAGTTAGCAGCCACTTTCCTCAAGTACAACATCAACCTACGCACGTTTACCCTATCAAGAGCGGTAGATGCACGTTGTAGAGTTCTCTGACCCCATACCGTAATACCATCCTGAACGAAATTTACTATCGGATTAACTGCGTTGCCGTCTCCATACAGAAGGTTTCTCTCACCCAGATTCGGTGAATACCTTACTCCAACAGCCGACAAAATACGTCCTCTGTTAAGTCCGGCAGGTGCATACCACGACTCACTCACGAAATCGTTGAGTGCGTAGACACCAGCTATATATCCCGAAGGCGGAACATATAACTCAACCTTATTGTATGAATCGTATATCTTTAACCAATCATAGTAGAGGGCGCCATAGCTTGAATTGAAAGCTGTGGAATTCCCCGAACCTAGACCGTTATGCCAATCGACTATTTCCTGCGGCCTTAACCCAAACGGAGGGTCTATAATTGCCATACAATCCGCTCTTCCTGTGCAGAGGGTTAGCATAGCATTTATGACTGCCGTTGAGGAAATACCCGGAACTGCGATTATGTTAATGTTAATAGTTTCAGCATCCGCAAATGTATAAAGACCTGTAGGAGCGTCAGTTGAGGGATTCCAAGTAACCCCGATATAATCTCCATCTGAAATTCCGAGTATACCGTCTTTACCATTTGATAGCTTCCCAGTAGATGTCAGGGGAGCTATATCGTGAGGATTACCCAACTCAGTTGCGTTATCAACCACATCTATATACTGTGATTGTGCGTTTACTATCTTTTCTATATATTTATCATCTGTAGCATTTACTGAACTTCTCTTTAACTGGTCAAACCTCTCAACCTGAACACCGAGGTAGAACACAGCCACGTCAAAAGTTCCATCAGCTCTATTCTCAATAGCAACATACAGGTCATTTCCCCATGTTCCCTCATTAACAGCATTTACTGTTATAAGATTAACACCGAGATTTATCCCAGCTGCTATTGTAGATGTTCCACTAGTAGATCCAACATTAAAGCCAAGTGTCGTATATGCTGAATTTGAAACAGACATAAACTCTATTGATGTTCCAGAACCAGCTTCGGTAGAACTAACAGTTACGTTAGGACCGACCTCAATCGAGCCTGCTCCATAAGCAGAAATAGCCGAATCGATATCACCGGCAACCTGCGCCGCTGTCCGAGTAGGGCCTTCTGCGAGGGTTACGACTATCTCAGAACCACCGTTAATCTTGATTCTAAGATACTTATTTGTAGCTGTGATATTAAACGTTTCTGCGCCTGCTCCCACCACCGTAGCACTTGTTACGTTTGTGAAAGAAAATGGGAGATTATCAATGTTTAATATTTCTAAAGTTGATAAGCTGCCAAACGCATTTGAAGTAAGTTTTAAAGCTCCACCAACATTAGACGCATTAAATCCTTTCGCCTGTTGATTTATTGCCGTTACAAGCTCGTCTACCGTAGACGGTCCAGTTGCTAGATATATTGTCTGAGCCGCACCACCATTAGCTATGATACTAAAACTATCATTTACCAATGTATAAGGACCAGCAATACCAGCTGTATCTGCCGACTGCGTTCCACCAACTACCCCACGTGTTGCCTTTGTGAGTGCATCCGGGCCTACTGTTGCGCCTACTCTTGTAACGTAGAGCTGATTACCTTTCTCCAAGAATGCCAGAGATGCATAGCCCAAATAGCTATCAACTGTCGGATTACCGAAAGTATCTATGAACTGCTGTGGATTTGTTATGTACGTTGCGATGTTAACCGGGCCTTTAGTAGCTGTACCAACAAGACCGCAGATAGCAGTAGAAACTGCTCCCGGGTAAGTAGATACGTCTATTTCCCGTGTATAAACACCAGGACTTAAATAAACTCCCATAAAATTATATCCTCCTATGCTCTATGAGCAATAAATAATTATTTTATATTTTATCACCGTTTACATAGCCTTATTTTATCCGCCGGCTATCTTTTAGGAGGAATACTAAGTAACAGTATTGCCTATACTCTATATTTAGTAAAACTATATTACGATAGTTTCTGTATAGGGAGAAATAGTAAGCATACCTAAATCTCTTAATCTTTTGACCTGATCGGTCAATTGCTCCTTATTAACGATAGCTTCCCCTTTTGAAAGAAGCTGTATATTCTTATTTGTTGATCCTTCTTTGATGAGAACGTTAATAACCTGAAGACTTGCATTTAATATCTTTACTTTTGACATATTTATTCTCCTTTTATATTTACATTCATAATATCTATTACTTCTTGAGTTGAATTAGCTGTTACTGCCGATTCGGAGAACTGAACACGCTCCCTCAAGATAGTTCTTACGGATACTGGATCTCTTTTTAGCCAAGCATCCATAGATATAATAATGTCATTTCTTACAAGCTGATAATTGCCGTCCTTAGCTTCCAAAGCACTTGTGTCTGTAATACCATCAAGCCTGCAGGGTATCTCTTGGCTATCTACAAGGAACACCACATTAGGATTGAACCTGGATAGAAGCTGTTGCTGTATCTGAGCCATATCTGCCTTGAATTTTGTCCATACTGCCAACGTATATTGAAGTATAAAGGGAACTTCCTTGTTAAGCATAACGATATCTTTCTTTGAATCGTCTACATATTTCCCTTTATAGTAGATTTCGCCGGGAAGCTCACGTGATTGGTCATAGGTGTAGTTTGTGATGAAGTAGGATATTATTGGAACTTTAGTCCTATCTTCACGTAGGTCCACAAGCTTCTCACCGAGTTCCCGGTTTACTTCCGGTTTAACCTGCTGTGATGGTGTAGCTCTTAATGCTGTTGCGAACTCTGGATACCCATACACTATTTCAACCTGTATTTCTTTATCATTCCTAGGAACTGTTATGTTCCTAAGCCACGATACAAGAGCTTCCGAGTATTTACGGAACGCTTCCTCTTGTATATGATACTTATGGGCTCCACCTTTCCCCTCACCCTCGTAATCTACCAGATACTTCTTATAGTTAATTAACTTCTTCATATATTTCCTCTGGTTCCGGAACTAGTGCCTGAACTTCATCTTTATGAATGTCATAATGGTTCATCAT